CGAGCGGTGCGCCGTGCATGCCGAGGAGGTCGACGTTCGCCACGGTGCCGCCGAGTTCGAAGTCGCCGCTGTAGGCGTTCATGAGGCCGTCCACGGCGCCTGTGAGGGCCACGTCCACGTCGTCCTGTGGTTCCGTGTCGGCGGGCAGGAATACGCGGCCCATGAGTTCCAGGCGGGCGGACACCGAGTCGAGGCCGGAGCGGGCAGGGATCGGTGTGATTCGTTTGACCCACAGGCAGTAGATCAGGCCGGACCCCGGCGCGGACACCGGCTCGTGCCCGAGTACCTGCTCGAACAGGCCGAGGCTCTGTGCGTGCGACAGGGCGGCGCTGCGGTAGGTGGTGAGATCCAAGGTCACGGGCGATCACATCCGTCCCGTGTACCGGCGCAGCAGGCGCTCACCGATGCCCTGCTTACGCTCGTTCAACCGGCGCCGGGTGTTGATCCAGTGGTCGTAGCCCTTGAACTTCGTCACCGGGAAGTTCCTGCTCCCGACGCCGGCCAGCCACGGCCCGTATACGACACGCTGATCCCAGATCTTGTGGCCGTCGACAACCGTGCACCGGGACTCGTAGTAGCCGGTGGGGTGCCGGAAGTAGCGGTGCATCTCCTCTTTGAGGATGTTCAGGCCTTCGTCGGCGAGCTGGCGTTCCAGCCGGTTGACGTAGGCGTTCGCGAGGGCCTGGGCGCGGCCGTCGAAGATGGGGCCGCTGCGGTGCGTGGAGACGTCGAGGAGCATGCTCACACCCCCCTGTAACGGGCCTTGCGGCCGTAAGCCTGGTACGCGCTGTCCTTGAGATCCTTCAGGCCGCGCGCGACCACCTCGCGCTGGTTCTCGCCCGTACCGGCCGTGCGCGCGTACCCGGAGCGGCCCTGCAGCAGGTCGGTGACCGTCTCGGCGATGCACAGCTGCCGGATCCCGCCTGGCGGCACCCACTGGTAGATCGTGGACGCGTTGCCGTGGGTGTCAGCGGTTGTACCGAGCGCGCCACGGGAGACGACGAGGGCGCGGGGTGCGTAGATAGTTGCGCCGACCGTGTGGGCGGCGATGGTGGATCCGTCCCAGGCGCGGCGCACGATGAGGTTGTTGCCTGCGATGTCCTCGATCAGCATGCGTTCGGCGTCGATGAGGATGGTCTCGCCGACCGCGAAGGCGGCGCCGTTCTGCACGGTCACGGTCACCGAGTTGTTGATGTTGGTGAGGTCGTTGCCGAGGGTTTGTCCGGTGGTGAGTTGCTGCCGTTCGGTGACGATCATCCGTTCGGAGTCGATGCGGAGGATGGAGCCGACGCCGATGGCTGCTGCGGTGGGCCCGTCGACGTCGATGCCGGTCTCTGTGGCGTCCAAGACCTCCACCAGCGCGCCCACTGTCGTCTCGGTGTTGCGGTAGCCCCACAGGCCGGTGATCTGCACGTCTCGCTGGTAGGTGGCGCCGCCGCCGTAGGCTGCGTTCGTGCTCAGCTTGATCTCAACCCGCGAGTACGGCGGCCCGGACCGGTTGGGTTCCAGGTTGATGTCGTCCAGCGGGATGGCGGTACCGCCGCTGGTGACGCTCGACACTGCGATCAGTTCGGAGTCGTTCAGGCGGAGGATCCACGGCGTGTACCCGCCGGCCGGGCGGGCGGGCCAGTCGAAGTAGCGGGTGGCCGTGATCGGGGCGAACGTGCGGTGCATGAGCCCGTCGATCCGGCGAGAAGCGTCTTCGAGGGCGCGGTCGATCCTGGCGTTGGAGCGGGCCGTCTCCTTGACGTCGAGCTCGGCTTTGATCTCCTCGCGGGTGGCGTACCAGATGCCGTCCTGCGGGGCGTTCGTGTTGGCGCTGGTGGCCGCGGCGAGGACGGTGATGGTCTCCGTCGCCGTGACCGGTGTGCCGGACTTGAGGCCGGACCAGGTGGCCAGGTACAGGCCCGCGGTGAGGCTGTTGGCGGGTGTCCAGGCGTAGCCGTAGCTGCCGGTTGCGGGGTGGGTGACGCCAGACGTGGTCGCGGCGAGCGCGGTGCTGCCGGTGGCCACCGAGGTGATGCCGATGGTGGGTGTGGCGTCGAGGTTGGTGAGGGTGCCGCCGGAGAAGTCGTACCACTGCGACAGCAGGGTGACGGTCTGGCCTGCGATGACTTCGCTCATGTCGTGTACCACCCCCACGCGCTGCCGTTGTAGAGGGCCTGCACGCGCAGGGTGCCGCCGGCTGCCACCGTGGCCGTAGACGTGGCGGTGGAGGCGGTGTAGATGGTCTGGGCGCCGGTCGTGGCCACCGTCAGCGTGTTGCTGCCGACGTTCCGCAGGACGTACTCGACCGGGTTGTAGTCGGCGGCCGGCAGCGTCGCGGTGAACGCGCCGCCAGCAGTGGTGTCACAGACCAGCGTGCGGTCGATCGGCGAGCAGGTGAACGCGCCGGTCTTGCGCTTGATGGCGCGCGGGACCTGGCCGTCGACCAGCTCGATCCCGGTCGGGTACTGGGTGCTCACCCCGGTCTCGGTGAACAGCCCGGTGAGGACGATCCGGCCGAGCGCTCCGTTCACGGCTGCCGCCGAACTCCCGGCGATGTTCGGCGTGCCGGACTCGGTGCTGATGTTGGCGTAGATCGTCGGGCCGACGCCCTGCGAGCCGACACCCACGATGTACAGCTCATGCGTGCACGCCTCGATCGAGGCGCTGATGACGTGCATCGAATGGACCGAGCCGACCGAGCCGTGATAGCTACCGACGGCGACAAGACCGGCCCAGCAGTACAGGGCCATGTACCGGTCCACCATTGCGTGTTCAGTGAGGAAGCAGGCGTAGGTGTAGCCGCCACCACAGGAGATGTTCTTCGCGATGACGTGGTCGTTGTTGCCCGGCGCCGGCAGCAGCAGCCCGACGGACAGGCCAGCGCCGAACGTGCCAGGCGAGGCGTAGTCGTTGCCGGTTACGACGCCAGCGGTGCCGTAGCCGAAGTTCTCGATGTGGGCGTTGGCGACGCCCCATAGGTTCGCGGCGCCGTAGGTGATGCCGTAGGCGGAGTGCGTGGTGAGGATCGCCAGATCCTTGATCACGGCCTGCATGTTGGAGAAGACGGCGCCGCCGACGTTGCCGCCGTACCCCGACGCTTCGTTCGGGCCGCAGATCACGGCCGGGTTGCCGTGCGCGTTGATGTCGTTGGTCTGCGCGGTCGGCGACGAGTACACCCCGAGGCTGATCAGGCAGGACCCCGAGAACTGTGGGGCGGCCTGCTGCCAGTGCCGGACCGCCGCAGCGCCGTTGGTCGCGCCCCGGAACTCCAGGATCTTCTTGTTGCCAGCGACCGGGTACGGCCCGAACACGATCTGACCGTTGCCGCTCTTGGTCGTGTTCAGCGCTCCGGCGACGATGTACGGCCGCGGGGGGAAGTACACCTGCGCGTAGGTGTGGGTCGTCAGGTACGTCTCTGCGGCGTTGACAGCCGCCTGAATCGCCGCCGTGTCGTCGGTGCCCCACATCACGATGGCGCCCGACACCGAGCCGCCGCTGGCGTTGGCCGCCGTGAGAGTGACCTGGGTCGCGGACTGCCGCGACGCGATCGTGGTCACCAGCGTGGTGACGCCAGTCGGCCCGGCGCCCTTGACGGAGATCGCCTTACCGACATCGGAGGCCGTGAATGCCGCGGTTGCGCTGGTCAGTACAGCGGAGCCGCTGGCCATGGCGCCGTCGGTGACGACCTGGCCGTCACCCTTCGCCCCATAGGCCGACGCGGTCACGTCGAACACCCACGGCGTCGCCGCTGCGGCCTTCGAGTCGACGTACCCCTTCGATGCGGCGGCGAGGTCGGTGTCCGGGGAGGAGTCGGGCAGGATCAGCTCGCCGGTCATCGTGTCGCCGGACTTGGACACCTTGCGGGTGTCGCCGGTCGTTGAGACGTAGCCGGTTGCGGTCATGCTCTCCTCCTCTCCGAATCGATCTGTCAGGGGCTGATGGGGCTAGCTGTCAGCCGAGTGGTCCCCAGCCGTCTTCCGGCCACCGGTAGCCGTCCGACGGGCAGAAGAGTCCCCCTCCGCGCGGTTTCGGCCGGAGCGGCTCCCCGTCGAACGGGCACGAGACTGGCCCTGCGTCTCGCTCGGCTCGCCGCTCGGCTGCTGCGTCTCGGATGATGTCGAGGAGCTCGTACCAGCTGATACGTCCTCACCCGCCTTCAGTTCGTCGGCGATCGCGTCGGACGCGCCGCCGTGCACCGTCACCTTCGCCATATCCGTCTCCTCCGGGGGCAGGGTCCGCTCATCGACTCGGATCGTGGATCCGCACTGCGGGCACTTCGGCAGGCCGACCGCATAGTCCGCAGTGCACTCCGCGCACGTCCACACAGCCACGATCAGGCGCCCGTCGCCGGGAGGTTCGCCGGGGCGCGCTGCGCCAGCAGGTCACGAGTGATCGCGTTGACCGTGCCCGCGCCGGTGCTGGTGAGCTTCACGTACTTGTAGCCGTCCGACAGCGACGTGCCCTCGACGCTGACAACCATCGCGTTCTGCGTGGCAGCCGCCGCGGTGACGACGGTCGCGGCCGCGGTCTGCGTGCGGCGAGTCCATGCGTCGGTGCCGTTGCCGGTGTTCGTCCAGTACTCGGTGATGTTCACCAGGTTCTGCGCGCCGGTACCGGAGGAGTCCTTGGCCTCCTGCAGCGTGTACGTGTCGCCGACCGCGCCCGCCAGGTAGCAGGAGAAGTCGACGCCGGCAGCCGCGCCCTTCAGCGCGATCCACACGCCGTCCGCTGCCGGGGTGGTGTTGAAGATACGGCCGAGGCCCTTCTGAGACATCGGGTTTCCTTTCGTCTGGTGAGCGGGTCCGGGGCGACACTGCCGGCCCGGTGGAAGCCGGCCGCGGGGTGTTAATGCCGCGGCCGGCCAAGGGGGGTTAGAGGAGCTCGACGAACGGCGACAGCGTGCTGCTGGAGCCGTTCTGCGGGGTGATCGCGGACTGGATCCAGGGGCGGCCGTCGACCCGCTGGATGATCCGGAACGTGGTCCGGTCGGTGCCGAAGTTGTAGTCGGTCGACGAGTCGGCGGTCATGACCTGACGGTCGCCCACCAGGTAGTAGGACAGGTCGCAGAACGCGAGGTCGCCGCGGGAGCCGAGCGCGGCACCCTTCTCGGTGATGATCAGCGGGCGGCCGAAGATGCTCATCGGCGCCGGACCGGCCGCGTTCACGACGAACACGCTGTTGCCGCCGGTGCCGACGGTGAGGGACATCTGCAGCAGCTGCGGCAGGGCGTCCGGGGAGCACATCCACACGGCGCGCGACAGGGACGACGGCAGCATCCGCGCGTACATGGCGACGACGTCCGGGTATGTGATCTTCCCGGCGCCGCCGGAGCGGGACACGGTGACCGCGGCCGGGTTGGCGGCGCCTCGGAAGCCGAGGGGCTCACCCGTACCGCTGCCGCTCTGGAACGCGTTGTCCTCGGAGAAGGCGAGGGCCTGCGGCCACAGCGTCTCGATCAGCGCCGAGAAGGAGACGATGGAGTCCTGCAGCAGCTCGTTCGGGACGGCGCTGAGACCCGTGAGCTTCTTCGCGTCGAGGACGACGCGGCCGAACTTGGGGTTGGAGTCCTGGAGGGCGGCGCCTTCCTCACCCCAGTAGGCGATCATCCCGCCGAACACGGAGCCCTGGTTCGTGGTGGTGTCGATCATCGGGAACGGAACCCGAGCCGAGTCCATCGGGACCACGGTCGCGAGGGGGCGGACGACGGCCTGCTCCAGCGACAGCTGCAGCAGCTGGCTGCGGAGCGTCTCCGGGACCAGGAACCCACCGTCCGCCGGGGACACGGAGCCTGCGGCGTTGCGCAGGGCGTCCAGCTTGTCGGCGTCCGCCTTCGGGTTCTTGTGCCAGATGTTCCGGACGTAGTCGATCGCGTTGTCGAAGTGCTTGTCCACCGCCGCGCCCGGCGCGGCAGCGTTGTAGGCGGTGCCCTGACGGTGCGACGTCAGCATGCCCGTGGTGCGCTTCGCCTGCGGGTCGAGGTCGAGACGCTTGATGAACGCGCCCGCCTCCTTGTCCTTCACGTCGGCGCCGTGCTCACGGAGCATCGCAGCGAGGCCACGCTGCAGGCCCTCGTCGATCTGCCGCTGCAGCTCGGTGCCGTCGCCCTGCTGCCGGTTGGCGTACTCGGTGATGAAGCTCGTCAGATCCTCGGGAGAGGCGACGATGTCCTTCGCCTTGGCCGGGTCGCTGAGCATTTCCGCCAGCTCGGCGGCGTTGCTCGGGATGGTGGGTGTTGCCACTGCTGCCTCCTTCAGGCTGCTTCCGTCGCCGAGCGGGCCGCCGACGTGCTGTTGGTGAAGCGGGCCACGAGCGCGGCCCACGGGTCAGGTTCAGGCTGGGTGAGGTGGGCGACCAGGGCAGCCCACTCGTCTACGGGTTCGGCGGCAGGCTCGGGCTGGGCCGGCGGTTCGGCTACCGGCTCGGGCTCGGGTTCGATCGGGGCCGCTTCGGCGACGGGTTCGGCAGGGGCCGGGTCCTCAACGGGCTGGACTGCTGCGCGGAGTTGCGCGGCAACCTCTTCGCCGATCAGCGAGCGGATGTCCTCGGTGAGCCCGGTCTCGGCCTTCGGCTGCTCGCGGCGGGGGCCGGTGTAGCCGTAGGCGGCGAGGTCGAACGGGCGGGCCATGTCGGGCTCGTCTTCCTCGGCTGGCGCGGTGGGGTCGCCCTGCTTCGGCGTCTGCACGGCCTCGTCAGCCAGGCCCGCCGTGACGGCGTCCTCGGGCAGATACCAGGTCTCCGCGCGCATGAGGGCCCGCCACTGGTCGCGGGTGCCGCCCGCACGCTGCGCGTATGCGTCGGCGATGTTGTCGCTGATGAGGTCGAGGAGTTCGGCCATCTCCTGCATGTCGGCCGCGTTGCCCATGCACAGGCCGGACGCGTCGTGGATCATGAGCATGGTGTTCGGGGCCATCTCGATCCGGTCCCCGGCCATGGCGATGACGGAGGCGATGGAGGCGGCGATCCCGTCGACCTGCACCGTCACGTTCGCGGGGTGGGAGCGGAGCGCGTTGGCGATGGCGATGCCCTCGAACACGCTGCCACCAGGCGAGTTGATCCGAACCCGCAGGTTCGGCGCTGTCACGCCGCGCAGGTCCGCGATGAACTGGTCCGCGGTTGCGCCGAGCCAGCCGCCGACCTCGTCGTACAGCATGACCTCGGCCTCATCCTGCGAGGCTGCGTTGGTGATGCGGTACCAAGAGCGGGCCTCGACACCCAGCTGCGCGCGCTGCTTGGCGGCCTGCTCGCGCTGGCTGGCCATGAAGGAGGCCGCCTTACCAGGCAGCTGAATGTTCATGAGCCCTCTCCCTTACGGCCTCGCTTCACGACCTTGCAGCGACACGCGTTGCCGTACTGCGCGCCAATGCAGTTCACGTAGCCGGAGCCGCCCGGGTAGTCCTCGTAGGCCTGCTGCCGGTTCTTGTACGTCTTGCCGTTGTTGTCGCGGCACGGCTGACAGGTGTTGTCGTCATCGACCGCAACCGCGACCCACCGCTGCGCCGCCTCGATGTCCTCACCGAGCAGGCCAGCCACCGCGTCATCCCACGTGTTCGACGGTTCAGCAGCGGGTGCTGCTCCGTGGCCGGGTACGAGCGACTGCCAGCCCTCGGGGAGTTGGAAGCCGAGCATCGGCAGGATCAGCGGGCCCAGACTCGGGGCGCCGCGCACGATCCGCGACAGCAGGTCACGGTCCGCGTCGAACGGCAGCTCTGGCAGACCGACCGCCTGCGCGACGGCTTGCGGGTCGTAGCCCGCGGCGGCCAGGGACTGCGCCGCGTTGGACATAGCGGTCAGTCGGGCGATCTCCTGGTCGGGGTCCTCGGGGACGGGGTTGCAGTAGTCGAACTCCAGGCCCTGCGTGGTCGCACCGAAGAGCGGCAATAGTTCGTGGTTGAGCGCAGCCTTGATGCGTTCCAGGCGGGGAACGGTTTGCTGCTCCGCGAACCATGCCTTCGCGGCGAGGGCGGAGGCGCGGTTGATGTCCTCGAAGTCGCCGATGGCGGTCTTCGAGATGCCGTAGGCCTCACGGATACGGTCGGCGGTGGCGCCGCGGAGTTCCACGAACTGCATGTCGCGCTGGCTGATGGTGCGGTCAACCCACTTGCCGTGCTCCAGGATCGCCACGCGGTGGGCGTTGCCGACGCCGCGGTGCTGCTCGTTCCACCGGTCGCGGAGCTCGTCGAACTGGTCGTCGGACAGGGCGCTGGGGACCTCGATGATGCCGCCCGGCTGCGCACTGTTGACGAAGAACGCGCGGCTCCACTCGGCGGCGTACCGGGACGTGTCGAGGTCCGGGAGGATCGACAGCACCGGCGACAGACCGCGGTACGGGTCCAAGGGGTTCGGCCGGCGCAGCTGAATGACCTCGTCGAGCTCAAGCGGGATCTGCTCGCCGTCGGGGCTGGTGTACACGTACCCGGCGAGGAACGTCTCTCGGGACGGTACGGGCGTCATGCGGTCGGGGCGGACCGGCCACATCTCCAGCGGCAGCTTGACGCCCTTGGCACGGGAGATCACCCACCAGGCCTCGCCAGTGAGGTCGTGGTGCTGCTGGAACGTCTCGACGAACTCTTGCCGCGGCATAAACGGGTTCGGCCGGTTCCACAGGTCGAGCGCGGCATGGCTAGTGACCTCGACGCGGTCTTCCTTCTTGCCGCTCTTGGCCTTGCGGTACAGCTTCCAGTCCACCAGCGCGGTCGCGTTCGCTGTCCGGTCGACGATGGCGAAGAGGGTGCCTGTGGCGGTCATGGCCCGCATCTGGGCTTCTGCGCTGCGGCCGATACCGAACGCGCCGTGACGGCCGGTGGTGGCTCGGCCGGTGAAGGGAATCGGGGCTGACGCGGTGGCTGCGCGGTTGAACAGCGCGCCGAGGAGGGTCCGTGCCAACGCCCCTCCCTCCGCTTACTGGCCGGGCCTGTCCTCGTGGATCCGGAAGTTGAGGACGAAGCACCCTGCGCCTGCCGCCGCCAAGCCTGCTGCCACGCCCCACCAGAGCATGGCGGAACCCGACAAGAGGATGATCCCAGCCGTGTCAAGCAGAATCGGCGCCAACTTCCGCAACACTTGCATCGACCTGCGGAAACGCTCGTATCGGCTGGTCATCGTGGTCTCACTCTCGTCGCGGCGGCTTGTATCTTTACGACAGTCTCACAGCCAACGAACCCGCGGCCTGCCACGAACGTCCAATGCCGCCACCATGTACCGGGCCGCGTCACATGAGTGGTCGTTGGCCTTGACCGGTTCTTCCTTCAGCCCGCCGGCGTTGCCGGGCTTCACCGCCCACACGTAGCCGGCGACCTCTTCGGCGAGGCCGATCGGCAGGGAGGCGGCATCCATCTCCGCGTCTCGTTCGAGGAGCGCGCCACGGAACACGAACAGCCGGGCCTTGCCGTCCGGCTGGACCTTGAGCCGGGACTGCACGGCCTGGATGCCGTCGGAGACGCCCTTGTGCGCAGCCTGCGTCCCCATGCCCAACTTGCGTTCGAGGGTGGCCCGGTCTTCGGCGTCGTGGTCGGTGATGATCGCGCGTGGTCGCGGCTGGCCGGCGAGGAGCTTCTCCCGGATGACGTCGGCGTGATCCTCAACCAGCATCCGGGTCCGAACCCACTCGCGGATCAGGTACAGCCGGCCGTCCGGGTCCTCGGCCCACAGTTGGGCGACGAAGGGGTTGGTGAAGCCGAAGTCGACTGTGATCCACCTGGTCCAGGCGGCTGGCACGTCGAACGGCTCGACCACATGGACGGCGTCGGACCAGCCCTCGTAGACGAGCCCTTCCGCTGCAACCCACTTGCCCCAGCGCATGCGGTGGTATCGGGCGCCGGTGAGGGTGTCGAGCCGCGCCAGGTAGGTCTGGCCGTACTCGGTCCACTCACCGTCGTGGTAGAGGCGGGGGTTGTCCTCGTGGGTGCTGTACAGCAGGCGGCATCGGCCGGCGTCGGCGCGCTGCTTCAGGTGGTGCGTAGGCGGCCCGGGGTTGGTGGCCATGATCAAGCGCTGACGGGAGAGGACGCCGTTACGGAGGCGGGACACGATGGTGTCGAGGTCTTCGTCGGTGACCTCGATCGCTTCGTCCACGAACGCAAGGTCGAATTCGGTACTGAGTAGGCGCGTCGCGCGGTCGAGGCCGCCCATGATGATGACGCTGCCGTTGGCGTACTTGTAGCTGGGGGGCTCTTGCGCGCTGCCGCCGTAGAACCGGAGCAGCCCGGCCTCGATGGCCTCCTTCGCAACTTTCTCCCGGAAGGTCACCAAGGTCGAGGCAGTCAGTGAGGCGTGCGTCTTACGGACAATGAGCGCGCGCACCTTCGGCTTGGAGAGGCAGGCAAGGTGTAGGTACATGAGCGCGCCGACGGACTTGCCGGTGCCAGCGGCGCCGCTGAGGAGGATCTCGTTCTCGGTGGACTGGAAGAGCTCCTTCACGGCGCCGCGTGGTTCGTAGCGGACGACGACGTCATTCACGGTGGCGCTCCAGGTAGAGGGCTGCCGCGCGCAGGCGTCCGGGGTCGTCCCGCATCAGGCCGAGCGCTGTGTTGCAGTTGCCGCAGATGAGGGCACGAATGCATCCGCCGCAGCTCTTACCCTTCTCCGGGCAGCAGGCGTGATCGTGGTCGATGTGAAGAACTTCTGGCATGTCGCCGCAGACTGCACACGCCCCACTCTGTGCTGCCGCCATCTCCTCGTAGCGGGTGAGGGTGATTCCAAAGTTCTCAACGAGCTTTCGGTTTCGCATGCACCGCTTGCAGCGTGGGTTGAGGCCGTCAGCGCACGTCTTCGACGCCTGGTAGTTGTCCAGGGTCTTCCACTGCTGACAGAGCCTGCAAAGCTTGCGCCCCTGGCTGTCGCGGATCACGGTGGAGACGTACTTCCGGATCTCCGAAGCGCCCGCGGAGCCCGTCTTCTTCACACGAAGGTAGTGCGTGTAGCAGTAGCCGCCTGTGTTGTGCTTTCGTCCGCAGCCCTCGACCGAGCAGACGCGCGGAGGACGATCTGGGAGCCCTGTACGACGCAGTTGGGCATAGTGGGTATCGCACAGCCCCCGGCACTTGTGGGGCCTGCCGCATCCATCCTGAGAACAGGTACGCTCGCTCACGTCGACTCCTAGACAGTCGGCCATGCCCCGGGACGGTTGCCGCCGTCGCCGGGGTCCTCTGTTGCTCATGATTCTACCGTTTCCGCAGCTCAACCGCCCTGCTCCTGGTGCGAGTTGAGCCCTCATGCAAGGCTCTCCGGGTCCACTCCGACCAGCTCGTACTTCACGCCGCCGCTGATCTCGGTCTTGGCCGGCTGTTTCAGGCCGTGCAGGTTCTGGTACTGGTCCCGGATCCTGAGCGCGGTCTGGATCGCCTGCAGGCGGGGTCCGTCGTCGAGGAGCGGTTCGCCGTCGTCGCCGTAGACGACCCGGCCGTGGGAGACCATGACGTGGTTCCGTTCGAGGATCTCCATCGCCATGACGTACAGCTGGTCGAGCTGCTCGGACTCGGTCTGGATGAGCTTGTCGACGGCCGGCTTGAGGACGTCGCGTTTGGCGCGTTGGACGGCGCGCCAGGCTTCGCCGCGGTCGTAGAACCCGAAGCGGTCGGCCAACTCCTGGAAGCGGGTGCCGGGGTTGTCGGCGAGGTACTGAGCTGCGGCGGCGTCCCTCTCGACGGTCTTCATGGACCGCTGGAACTTGCCGTTGCCGTCTCGTGGCCGGTCGGTGGGGTGGTATTCGGGGGTGTCGTTGCTGGCGGTCACGAGGCCCCTTCCCTGTTGCTCGCGTGTTACCTGTTGGGCGTGGTTTGATGGTAACGATGCGTGCAACCGGGGTGGCGGCTGAGGGCGCGCGCAGGGAGAAGCCCCCGTCTCTGTCTGGGCGTCAGGGTCGGGGGCTTCGGCCATGCAGGGGTCAGGCGCTAACGGCGCGCATGCGGTCGAGTAGCGCGGCTGCTACGTCCGGCCCTGTGCCGCCTGGGGCGTCAACCTCAATTGGCGTCGCCCACCCGCGAACGAAGACTGAGACTGACAGGTAGTTGTCCTGTACCGCCTGGATATCGGCGACGCGAACGCACGAGGTTCCGTCGACCCAGACGAATCCTGGGGGAGCCTCTGGCAGGGATCCGAAGTCGGTGTCGGCCATGGGGTCCATCCTGTCGTGTCGGGCGGTCAGGCGGCGGTGGGCTGGGCCAGACTGACGCCAGCAGCGTCGAGCAGCGCTGAGCGGACCTCACTTGTGGTACGCCCGGGTTCGGACTCCCAGTCGAGGAGCATGCCCTCCAGGTGCTGTTCGAGGAGCAGGCTCATGAGGCCGTGGACGTCTTGGGGGTGCTCGCCGTGTTCGGGGCCGGTCTTCTGGGCGGCGACCTTGAGGTGCGCCCACAGGTGCAGGTGGGTGTCTGGGCCGCAGGGTTCCCAGCCGAGATAGCTGATGAGGTAGGCGGCGTACTGCAGGCCTTCGATCGCAGCGTGGCGGAGCGGGCTCACGACTGGGGTCCTTTCGTGGCGGTGGGTTGAGCGTATGGCGGGGGTCAAACGGCAGGCTGTGCGCTTAGTTCACAGCGCTTTCCGCTTGTGTTCAGTGAACGGGCTGCAGCAGGTGGTCGATCTCCGCGACCAACTGCACGTAGTGCGGGCCGGGCACATCCAGCAGCTCACCAGCCCCCTGCGGGAAGCCGGGCGGGCGGATCTCCCACCGGAACCCCTCCTCGGTCGGCCACACGTACAGGCGGTCCCCCCGCTTCGCCGCAGCCTGCTGCGCGCCAGCCTCGATCGGGATGTAGACCTCGATGTAGTCGCAGGTAGCAATCGCGGTCCAGCCGAGCCGGTGCAGGTGGTTGGTGACGCGGGCCGTGTAGTCGGGGGCGAGGACGGTCACTGGATGGCTCCCTT